GGTTGACTGTAGTATTATATTTACAGACCTTAGAGGATTTACTAGCTTGTCTGAATCAGTAGAACCTGAAATGGTTACATACATTATGAACAATGTATTAGATGTTCAAGTTAAAGCAGTTAATAAATATTTTGGATGTACTGATAAATTTATTGGTGATGCTGGCATGTTTCATTGGAATACAATTATTCCTCAAAAAGATCACCACAACTTAGCTTTACAAGCAGTTAAAGAAATAGAAAAGAATATAGACCAGTTAAATATTAAATTTAAATCAGAAGGCATACCTGAGATAGCTATAGGTATAGGGGTTAATAGCGGTATATGTATTGCTGGTAACTTTGGAGCTACTGATAGATTTGCATTTTCACTTATAGGTGATCCATGCAATGTTGCGGCAAGACTAGAATCAAGTACAAAGGTTGCAGGAGTAGGAGTATTAATAGGTGAAGAAACTGCCAAAAATTCTAAATTTAAGTTAAAATTATTAGAACCAATAGAAGTTAAGGGTAAATCTAAACCATTGCAAGTATATACATGGGAAACGGAAATATTATGAAGTTAAATTTATTAAAAAATATAGTTGTTGCTGTAGCTCCTACATTAGGTACTGCTCTCGGTGGTCCAATGGCAGGCATGGCTACTAAAATGATTGCTGATGTATTAGGTGTACCTAATAATTCGAAATCAATAGAGAAAGGTTTATCAGAAGCTACCCCTGAACAAATGCTAGAACTTAAAAAATCTGAACAAACTTTTGAGTTACAAATGAAAGAACTAGAAGTAGATGTATTCGCTATGGAAACAGCCGATATACAAGACGCTAGAGGTAAATTTAGTAAAGATTGGACAGCTAGAATAATGGGTATAGTAATCGTAGGTGGGTTTATGGGCTATATATTTTTAGTAACTCTACAACCACCAGAACAAAATTCAGAAGCTCTTATTAACTTAGTCCTTGGTTACTTAGGAGGTTTAGCTAGTGCTGTAATCTCTTTTTACTTTGGAGCTTCGCACAAACAGGATTAAATATGAAAATATCACAAGAAGGAATATCGTTAATTAAGAAATTTGAAGGCTGCGAATATAACGCATACAAATGTGCAGCAGATGTTTTAACAATAGGTTATGGGCATACTAAGGATGTTAAAGAAGGAGACTTAGTAACTCAACAAGAAGCAGAAAATTTATTAACAAAAGACTTAGAAGAGTTTGAAGAATCTGTTATGGATGCTGTAGAGATGCCAATGAGCCAACATCAATTTGATGCTTTGGTGTCTTGGACGTTTAACCTAGGACCATCTAATTTAAAAGCATCTACTATGCTTAAAGTTTTAAACAAAGGTAACTATGAAGATGTACCTGCACAAATTAAGCGTTGGAATAAAGCAGGCGGAAAAGTTCTTGAAGGTTTAATTAGAAGAAGAGAAGCTGAAGCTTTATTGTTTGAAGGCAAGGAATGGCACGAGGTTTAATACATGACATTAAGAAAATATGTATTTAAACCAGGAATAAACAAAGAAGGTACTAATTATAGTAACGAAGGTGGCTGGTTTGATGCTGACAAAGTTAGATTTAGAAAAGGCAGACCTGAAAGAATAGGTGGCTGGGAAAAGTTAAGCACACAAAGTTTTATAGGCACTTCTAGAAAGATATTTGTGTATAGAGCATCTGGTGGTACTAACTATATAACACTTGGAACTCATCAAAAATTTTATGTTTTAGAAGGTAATGTTTTTTCTGACGTAACTCCTATAAGAGCTACAACAACCAATGGTATTGTCTTTGCCGCAACTAATGGAAGTGCAACAATCACAGCTACCGATGATGATCACGGAGCTGTAGTAAATGATTTTGTTACTATTAGTGGTGCTGCTAGTTTAGGCGGTTTAATAACTGCAGCTGTGTTAAACCAAGAATATCAAATTACTGCTGTACCAAGTGCAGATACGTTTACCTTTACAGCTACAGCTACAGCAAATAGTAGTGATAGTGGTAATGGTGGTTCGGGTGCTGATGCAGCCTATCAAATTAATGTAGGGCTAGATGTATATGTACCATCAACAGGTTGGGGTGCAGGCACATGGGGTGCGGGTTCTTGGGGATCTGCTAGTGCCTTATCAGAAACAGGACAACTAAGACTTTGGTCGCATGATGCTTTCGGTGAGGACTTAATATTTAATCCTAGAGCTGGTGGTATATATTATTGGGACGAATCTGGTGGCACGGGTAATAGGGCTGTAGCTATTGATACTCTAAGTGGTGCTAACTTTGCACCTACCCTTGGATTACAGACCATAGTAAGTGATGTTGATAGACATGTTATTGTTCTAGGTGCTGACCCTATAGTGGGTAGTGCTAGATCTGGTGCTATAGATCCTTTACTTGTAGCATTCTCAGATCAAGAAAGTGCTACACAATGGGAGCCAACAGCTACTAATACTGCTGGTTCTTTAAGACTATCATCTGGATCACAGATAGTTGGCGGCCTAAGATCAAGACAGGAACTTCTTATTTGGACTGATACTGCTCTATATAGTATGCAGTTTATTGGTGCTCCGTTTACTTTTGGAATAAATTTAGTTAATGAAAACGTAGGTCTTATATCTCCTAACGGCATGGTCAATGCACCAGATGGCATCTACTGGATGGCTAGAGATGGATTCTATACATACACAGGATCTGTAAAAAGATTAGTATGTAGCGTACTTAACTATGTACTAGACGATATTAATAATACGCAATCATTTAAAACATTAGCCTTTACTAACAGAGAGTTTAATGAAGTTGGTTGGTTCTATGTGTCATCTTCTTCTGAAGAGATAGATAGCTATGTAACTTACAACTACCTAGAAGGTGCTTGGAGTATAGGTAAGCTTTCAAGAACAGCGTGGATGGACGATGGTGTATTTGAAAAGCCTAGGGCTACAGGTAAAGATAGCGATGGCGATGGATACTTATATATACATGAAAGCACTGATGATGACGATGGTCAACCTATGGATAATGTCTTCATAGAATCTGGTGACATAGATATAGAAGAAGGCAATCAATTGGCTTTCATCAGCAGAATCATTCCAGATATTAAGTTCTTTGGGACTACGCCTACAGATGGACAGATTAATTTTGTATTAAAAACTCGTAACTTCCCTGGCGATAGCTTAACAACTAACTCAACTAGCAACATTACAAGCACAACTCAACAAGCCTTTACACGTGCTAGAGGCAGACAGCTTGTACTTAGGATACAGTCAGATGATGATGCGGCAGTAGGTTCAAGAACTGGATTCAAGTGGAGATCTGGAGCAAACAGGATTGATGTTAGAACTGACGGCAGAAGATAATGGCAAAGCTTCTTGCAAGTAGATTACCACTAGCAGGCAGTGAGGTTGATGCTACTGTATTCAACAGACTTATTAGAGTACTAGAGTTAAACCTAGGAACATTTGATCCAAACGCTACACCACAATTTAATGATTCGCAAATTTCTACTTTAGCTTTTAACGCAGGTGATGTAATATGGAATACATCTATCGATGTTTTGCAAGTATATATAGGCAACCGATGGATACAGTTACATGCTCCGAAGAATCCACAAGGCTTCGAGACATCTGCATTACTAGGATCTGTTTCCGTCAAAACAGACGGAGATATATCAATTAACGTGACCACTTCCTATGAAGGCTGGGATGTAGAAAAATGGTACACTTAAAACAATATTGTATATAATTTAATTATGAAAAAAATATCAGAAGGAAACAAAGGAATACAAGCATTAGCAAAGAAGAACCCTTCTTTGGTTGAAGACAAGTTTGGTTATGATGTCCCAGGTTTTATGAACGGTGGCATGCCTCTTTACTATCAAGATGGTGGCCTAGCTGGATACACGGATGGTGGTGATGTTAACCTTAATAGAATACAGCCTGGTAATCCTGAAGCCTTAGATGATGTTACAGAAGATTTTAATAATTTTGAAAGAAGTATAGAGCAAAGTAATGTTATGGGATTTGCAAGTGGGGGCATAGCCTCTTATCAAAGTGGTGGATTACTTCAAAAGCTTAAAGACGGCAAGGCAGAAGAGAAAGCTTTTTCTTCTAGTGTATTTGATAAT